GAGATGCGCGATATGCAACAGGGTGACGCTGAAACCCGCTGCAATCATCGCCGGGCAAGCAATTGGCCCGACCTGCTATGCCAAGCGCATGGCCGAAAAAAAGACCACGCTAAAAAAGCAAAAGGCGAAGCGTGACAAACGAACACTTGATTTATTTTGGGGGATTGAATGAAAACAGTGATTGAGATGGCGCGGGAGGCGGGGTTTACAGAAGGTGAGCTTGCGTGGCATGACGAAATGCTTGAACGCTTCGCCGCCCTTGCCCGTGCTGACGAGCGTGAGAAAGCTAAATGGGATGTTCACTCATGCGGCCCGACATGCACCAATGCCGCTTGCGTGGCCGTGCGTGAGGCGGTAAAGGCCGAGCGTGAGGCGTGTGCAAATGTTGCAGAATCTGAACCGAGATCATGGGATTTTGACGCGCCAGATCCACAAAAACGCATTGCATCCGCTATTCGAGCAAGGGACAAAGCATGAGAGAAGTTAAACCAGGCCCAACGCACCTAAAAACAGCAAAGCTAATCAAAGCCCTGCTGGATGGCCCTGCAACCCGTTACGAACTGTGCGACAGGGCAAACATGGGCCACAAAGCCGTTAGCTTAATGATTGCCGCCCTGAAAGCAGAAAAGGTGATCTATGTCATTGACTGGCAACGAGACAACGGCGGACGGGCACAAAAAGCGGTTTACTCATTGGGCGACCACGCAGACGCACCACGAAAGCCAACAATCCCGCAACAGGAACGCAGCCGAAAAGGGTATTTGAGGAAGCTGGAGCGATTGAACGCCTGTACCGTAAAGACCACGTTTGTGGGTGGGGGGCTGTGGCAGTGATAAAAAGGAGAGATTGAATGACAAAACAAGGCGAAGCATCGGTATCCGCAAGACGGGCAAGTATGTACCGCAAAGTTCTTGCAATATTTGAACAAGTGCCAGATAAATTTCAGGCAAAACAAGTATGCGAATTAGCGGGAATAAGAAAGATTCAGACCGAATACCAAGTTCTTGCAAAGATACTTGAGCAAGATTTTAAGTGCATTCAGGCTGGTTACACATCACACGACAGACACTGGAAAAAGCCATGAGATACGCATCGCGTGTGGATTCAAATCAGGCTGACATTGTGCGAGTGCTGCGAGAAGCCGGGGCTTATGTCTGGGTCATAGGTTTGCCAGTAGATTTATTGGTTGGGAAAGATTCGCACACATGGTTAGTAGAAATCAAAACAGACTCCAAAAAGCGTTTAACAGCCCTACAAGCCGACTTTTTTGAAAAGTGGACTGGTGGAACATTGGCAAGGATTGACAGCCCTGATGCAGCGTTAAGAATGATCGGCGTAAAAAAGATTGACTAAGGGTTTGTCCTAATAAAAAAAGTCTTGCAAAGCTGGAATTGTTCTATATAATTCAATACATCAACAACGCAACCGAGAACACCATGACACACAAGCCATCAGCAATTACAGCAGCACAAAAACTGACCAACTACGCAAAGACCACAAAAATCCAACTTTGCAACTATGGCAAACGCTACACCTTTGCAAAAGGCACTGAGTTTGTGGCTGATGGTCACTGCATACGCGCAGCTCACATGAAAGATGGTTTTATTGTTGGCACTTTCAAAGCATACGAGGCGTAATCATGGCGATATTAAAAGAATATGACGCAGGGTTGTTAAACGACTTTGGTGGTGGTGATATTGAGTGGTGGCAGGATTACATCCGTTCAGAACTTGGCCGCGCTTATGAGTATTACTATTCTCAATTAGACATTTCGCATTGCGAGGCTGGGCCAAATTTTTGTTTAATTTGTCTAAAAGAGTTTAAAAAACAAGTAATGACAGTTGATGAATTAAAGGATTTGTGGAACTCACAGACAGATCATACGAACCAATGGGATGAACTTGGGCTGGATGAAATTGTGGCATTTGCACAGACAAAAAAGTAAGTAAATCAACCGGGGCTTCGGCCCCAATAGGAGAGACACATGAAAGAATCAATGAAGCTGGCGCTGGAGGCCGCATACCTCGCAGGATGGAACGCCAGCGGAGAAGGCTATAACGCCGAATACCCATTTGGTGACCATGCCAGAAATCCAGAAGAAGATGCTGCTTGGATAAAAGACCGTGATAACGTTCTGCGAGAAGCACTGGTAGAGCAGCCAGCACCCGTGCAGCAATGCATGGAGCACGGCGAGTGCTTTGGTGGAAAGTGCATTTACACATCCCCACCAGCACAGCGCACATGGGTTGGGCTAGTGGATAACAAAGGTGACCTAGACTTTGGAAATAACCATGTAACACCTGAATTTGCCAAAGGCGCTTTGTGGGCAGAAGCCAAGTTAAAGGAAAAAAACACATGAACACCGAGGACGAAGAATTCACGCGCATTGAGCAAGAAATCAAGCGAAAGACAGGCCGACCGCCGATTGACCCGGCACACAAAAAACAGATGGTGGCAGTGTGCCTTACACCATTGCAAAGATACAAACTTCGAAAATTAGGCGGGTCAAAGTGGCTGCAAGATGTAATTGACATTGATGGGTCAAGCGTAGATTTTGAATCAACAACAAAAGGAGACAAACATGGAGCATGAGGTTTTAGACCCTATTTACGCACCTTTGTGGAAGTTGCCCACGGTTCTTTCATACACAGCAATGGGGCGAACGGCTTGGCTAGATGGGGTAAAAAAAGGAAACATGCCTGCGCCAGTGAAAATGCCTGGAACTAGATCGGTGGCATGGAGGGCAAAAAAAGTACGTGCATGGGTTGAGGCGCTAAAGTGAAAGACCCAAACGAGGCGGTGGACTTTATTGTGAGGAACGCCGGGAAGTTTGCAGAGGCCAAGGCGCAGCGGATTTACCTTGAGGAATTCCGCAAAACCAAAAAGGCGTTATTGATGAATGAATGCACTGAAAAGGCCGTAAATGCCCGAGAACAGTTTGCATACAGCCATCCAGACTATCAAGAGCTTCTAAGCGGCTTACGGGCAGCAGTAGCAATTGAAGAAGAATTGAAATGGAAACTTGAAAGCGCAAGGCTAAGAGTGGAAATTTTCAAGACCCAGAGTTTTGCTGATAGGCAGCAAGACAAAACTATGAAATAGGAAACAAAATGTCGTCAGTTAACAAAGTAATTTTGATCGGTCGTTTGGGCAAAGACCCCGAAACACGTTATTTACCAAGCGGTGATGCAGTAACGTCTGTGACCATCGCTACAACAGAGAAGTGGAAAGACAAAAGCGGCGAAATGAAAGAGGAAACAGAGTGGCATCAAGTCAGCCTGTTTAACCGATTGGCCGAAATCGCAGCCAAATACCTGACAAAAGGAAGTTTGGTTTACATTGAGGGCAGCATTAAAACCCGCAAATACACCGATAAAGCGGGTGTAGAAAAGTACTCAACAGGCATCAAAGCAAACACAATGAATATGCTTGGAAGCAAAGAAACGCCACAGCTTGATGCAAAAGCACGGCCAGCGCCACAAAAGCCACGACAGGCAGGCGGCAGCGGATTTGACGACATGGATGACGATATTCCCTTTGCCGATCCAATGAAGCGCCGTGCTTTTGCATTGTCGGTATGACCACAAAAGCCGAAAAACAGCACATGAACGCAGTAGCCCAAATGGGTTGCTGTGTTTGCTGGAGACTGTACGGGCCACATGATCCATCTGAAGTTGAGCTACACCATGCGAGGCGAGGCACAGGAATGGGCCAAAGATCAAGCCACATGGATGTAATCGGCCTTTGTGTAGAGCATCACAGGGGCAATACTGGAATCCACGGGCTAGGAACCAAGGGATTCACAAAGCACTACGGTTTTACAGAAGCCGATTTACTCAACGACCTAAAGGAGCGCATGGAATGACATACGAACCAATCAAAACCGAGCAACAATCAGGAAAATGGTTAGCCACATCAAAAATAGGGCCAATCCCTGCCAGAGTGCTGAGAGAAACAGAAAAAGAAGCGGTTGAAACGGTGAAGTTTCTGATTTCGCATCATTGCAACGTGTCAAAAGAAAGCATCCCAGACCCTGAGTGGAAGCAAACAGACGATATGTTCGGCAAAAAATGGAACGGCAAGTGAAAGTCCTAAACAAACCCATTGCAACAGATGACCAAGGAAACGAGGTCTATCAATGCCACTACAGTAAAAAGCCTGTAAGCACCGATAGATCAATCAATCTTGGCCCATTAATGGCAAGCGTATCAGGCACATACATTTGCCATCCAGACGGTACAGAGGCCAGAAAGCAAAGTAAAAAGAACTTTGACGAAATGGACGCCAACTGCAACACCTGCAAGAACCTAGAGCGCACAAAGCACGCAAAGAGAAAAGACGGGCAATTGCTAGGGGTATGCAAGCTAAACAACGAACCGCGGCTATTCCATCCTGACGATTACATGGGCATGGAGTGCTGGAAATGCCGTTAATAACCAAAAGCCATATAATCGGCGCATCTTATCCACATAAGTTAGATAAGGAATATGCTTAAAATTCAAGCACTTAGGCAAACCCTAGTGAGGACATATGGCAGCACGAATGAGAAAGACGCATCAAGACGATGTAAGAGCCAAAATTCAGGTGTCGCATTTAATCAATATCTTGATGGATTGTGCTAATGGCACTGAAGAATTGAAGCCTGATCGAATGAAGGCAATCGAGATATTGCTGAAGAAGTCATTGCCTGACCAAAGCGCGGTGACACTATCGGGCGACCCAGACGCACCAATGAAAACAGTTATCGCATGGGACAAGTAAGGCGAATTGTCATTCCTTACAAAGTGAGGGGGCCATTTGCTGAGTTTCATAAGAGAAAGCAGCGTTGGGCTTGCCTTGTCGCGCATCGCCGCGCAGGAAAAACGGTTGCTTGCATCAATGACCTGATACGCCGCGCCTTTGTTGATGACAAGGTAAACGGGCGATATGCCTACATTGCGCCCTACTACAGCCAGGCTAAAAGCATTGCATGGGATTATCTACTGCGATACACGGCTGATGTACGGGTAAGCGCAAACGCCTCTGAATTGTGGGTAGAGCTACTAAACGGGGCGCGAATCCGTTTGTTTGGTGCAGATAACCCAGATGCTTTGCGTGGCTTGTATCTGGACGGTGTAATACTTGATGAGGTTGCAGATATGCGGCCAAGGGTATGGGGCGAGATCATTCGGCCTTTGCTTGCAGACCGTGAGGGGTGGGCTGTTTTCATTGGAACGCCCAAAGGCCATAACTTTTTCTATGAGATATGGAAGACCGCCAACGCCTCTGATAGCTGGTTTGCCACATCCATCAAGGCAAGCACTTCAGGACTGATTAAGTCTGAGGAATTGGCAGACGCAAGCCGTGGCATGACCGAGGACCAATATGAGCAAGAGTTTGAATGCTCATTTGAAGCGGCCATATTGGGTGCGTACTACGGAAAAGAACTAAAGATATTGGAGGACGCTGGAAGGCTGACAACGGTTGAATATGACCGTTCGCTACCAGTGTTTACCGCATGGGACTTAGGTTATCACGATGACACAGCCATTTTTTTCTATCAGGTCACGCACTCTGAGATTCACGTTATTGATTACTACAGCGGTTCAGGATTGGCTATTGAGGACTACGCCAACGCTGTTAAATCAAAGCCATACCGCTATGAAAGGCACAATTTACCGCATGACGCACGGGCCAAGACCCTTGCATCGGGTGGAAAGTCGGTCATTGAGCAATTAGCCATGCACCTGGGCATAAGCAAGCTGGCAATTGTGCCTAGTTTGTCAGTGCAAGACGGTATTCAGGCCGCGCGGGTAATGATGCCCCGTGTGTGGTTTGACCGTGATAACTGCGAGACAGCGGTAGAGTTGTTGAAGCAATATCAGCGTGAATGGGATGAGGACAAAAAGACATTCCGCGATAAACCGCGCCACGATAACACCAGTCACTGCGCTGACGCTTTCCGCATGATGGCCGTATCTTGGCAAGAAAATAAGCCAAAAACAGAAGAATATGTGGAAATTTTCCCAATAAAAGGCGAAAATGGGCGCATTGTCACAGCAAAGCTGGATGACTTGTGGAACGAAACACCAAGGCGAAACGAGCGAATATGAACGCAATCCCGGCAAAGCACTTTGCAATTCCACCGTACAAAGCTGAAATGGTTGGGCCTAGTTGGGCTGGTGTAATGAATGCTCAGGGCTTTAACTGCTTGACATTTGCTGATAAACCGGGCGCAACAGTGACAGACCTTGCCACAGCCGAAGCAATCGCTAAAGAATGGAACGCGAAATGAAAGAAGTCAACCCAATCAAAGAAGCCAAACGCTGGAAGAACGAGCTTAAGCAAGCCAAGCGTGAAGATGAATCGTGGGTTAAGCGTGCCAAAAAAATCGTTCGCCGCTACCGCGATGACCGCACAGCCTCTCAGGTGTCCAAGCGTTACAACGTCTTGTGGAGCAACATACAGACAATGTTGCCCGCCTTGTACGGCAAAACACCCCGCGCACAGGTAGAACGCCGATGGAAGGACAAAGACCCTGTTTCACGCACGGCTGCAACCATCCTTGAACGTGCGCTGCAATACGAGATTGACCATTGTTCAGACTTTGACCATGCCATCAAGTCAGCGGTTTTAGACCGTTTGTTGCCAGGTCGAGGCGTGGCTTGGGTTCGCTTTGAGACTAAATCCGTTGAGACAGTGGGCGAAGGCTTGGAGGTGTCGGACGATGCCGAAGAAGGCCAGCCCGTTGAGATGTACGGCGAGGAAAAGCCCGAGGTCAACGTAGAGACAACGCCCACAGATTACGTCTATTGGGAGGATTTCCGCTGTACCCCTGCCAGAACATGGGAGGAGGTGACTTGGTGCGCTCGCCGGGTCTACATGGCAAAAGAGGAAGTCATTGAACGATTCGGTGAGGAGTTCAAAGACATTACCCTGACTCACGAACCGCTTGGCCTTGATGAAATGAAAAAGGCCGGGGCAAGTGAAGCCGACATGGAAGCCATGAAGAAGGCTGAAATCTGGGAGATCTGGGATAAGGGTAGCGAATGCGTCTATTGGGTGGCAGAGGGCGAAGATAAGCTGCTAGACCACAAATATGACCCCTACGGTCTTGATGGTTTCTGGCCTATCCCTCGCCCATTGTTTGCCACACAGACAACAGACACGCTTGTCCCTGTTCCTGACTACGTTCTTTATCAAGACCAAGCGGATGAAATCGACAAGCTGACAAACCGCATTTCCCTGCTGATTGAAGCCGTGAAAGTGGTGGGTGTGTATGACGCAAGCCAAGCCGGTATTCAGCGCATGTTGACCGAGGGCTTTGACAACCAACTTATCCCGGTTGATTCATGGGCCGCATTCAGCGAAAAGGGCGGCATCAAAGGCACGATTGACTTCATGCCACTAGATCAGGTGCTGCAAGCCCTTAACCAGTGTTACGCAGCCCGTGAGCAAGCAAAACAAGTGGTTTACGATGTAACGGGCCTGAGCGACATTATCCGAGGCTCTAGCGTGGCAAGCGAGACAGCCACGGCCCAACAGATTAAGGGCCAATACGCATCCATGCGCCTGAAGCGTATGCAGATGGATGTGGCGATGTTTGCCAGCGAGTTGCTACGCATCAAAGCACAAATGATGTGCGACCTCTACAGCCCGCAAAACCTGATTGAAATGTCAGGGATTATGGGCACGGACGATGCTGTATATGCTGAACAGGCCATCCAGTTGATGAAGTCCGAGCCGATTCGCAGCTATCGCATTGAGGTTGCCTCTGACAGCCTGGTCGAGATGGACGAAGCGCAGGAAAAGCAAAGCCGCACCGAGTTTATGACCGCATTCGGCGTGACCTTGCGCGATGCTTTGCCGATTGTCCAGCAAGTGCCCGAGATGGCTCCATTGATCGGTGAAGTACTGACGTTTGTGGTGCGTACATTCAAAGGTGGACGCCAGCTTGAGAACGCTCTGGAAGGCACGATTGAGAAGATGAACGCGCCCAAAGAGCCACAAGGCCCAAGCCCTGAACAACAGCAGATGCAAGCCCAGCAACAGCTTGAGCAGGCCAAGTTGCAGCAAGCGCAACAGGCCGAAGCCATGAAAATGCAAGCCGCGCAGCAAATGGAACAGATGAAGGCTCAGACAATGGCCCAAGTCGAGCAGTTCAAAGCGCAGCAAGCTATGGAATTGGAGCAGATGAAGCAACAAGCCGAGACTGAGCGCCAAGCCTACAAAGCGCAACTGGACGCACAAACAAAGCTCCAGATCGCCGAGATGCAGACACAAGCCCAATCCAAGCCGACAAATATGTTTACGGTAGATAGCGGAGGGAAGTTTGATGAGATTGCTGAGACTCTTAATCAAACTGCTGCCCAACAAGGTGCAGGTATTGCTGAGGCGGTATCGAGCCTTGGGCAAGTGGCGGCTGTTTTAGTGAACGCAGTGGATGAAATGAAGCGACCTAAACGCCGGGTTTTGGAACGTGATCCGATTACTGGAAAAGCAGTAGCCGCCATTGAGTTAACCGATTAAAATAAGCAAACTCAGGGGGAATCATGGAGCCAGTAGTAACAGGCATTTCGTTTGCAATATCAAAGATTTATTACGGTATTGCAGCCCTTTTTGGTGGATTTATGCTTTCATTCTTTTGGATGCCTGAACGACTAAAAAAACATACTCCGGTTGCAGCGGGGGCTATCATTGGTGGCGTTTCCGTTGGTGCTGGCGTGATATTCGGCGGGGCGCTTGCAGTTCAATTGGGCATGAACCCTAACGATGCAAATACAGCACTTGCAGTAGGTGGTGGAATTGGTTTGACAGCGGTGGCGATTGTTTCATGGCTGGCAAACTTCTTCGATAACCGTCAAAACAAAGACCTGCTGGAAGTGGTCCAAGAGGTGCGTCAAGCTACCAAGCCAACGGCCAAAAAGACACCCGCAAAGAAAGTCGTTCGCAAAAAGGCGGGGACATGAACGACAAACAAGTAGCAATGTGGTTGGCGATTATCCTTGTGTTTGAGGTAATCGCCATATTTATGGCATTCATTTATGTGTTTGCCAAGGCCGATAATGGCTTGCACATCCTGCTAAAGATCGGTTTCGCGTCAATGGTATTTGGATTGGTTGTGCAGGTGGTGCGATCAATCCATTATTTGGACGTGGGTTATTACCCGATTGACAAAGTTTTCCCAATGTGGGCAACAAAAGACATAGGCGCTTGTTTGCTCATTTACTATTTTGCATTCATCCATCCAAAGGTCACAAAATGATTACCGTGCAGATTAAACCCGCAAAAGCGTATGTGAATGGTCAACAAAAAGTTGCCACACAGTTCAACGTCAAGTCATTGAACGACAACCTTTATGACGAAGTGACGTTCTTGTATACCCTGCTGGACGAGAACGGCGTTTGGGCGGGTGAAGCTACCCATTCCCTGAGTGGCCGCGAAAACTACCTAGCCTGGGACGCTACGGCTTCAGGCGCTTACATGATCGTAGCGGCTGGCATTGGTCTGGAAATCGTGCCCTCAGTAGGCGCAATGTTCGATTTTGAAGTATGAACGCCATACTCGTTGACATTGTTGTCTACGGCGTACCCTTTGCAATTGGCTTGGGTGCGCTGAAAGTATTGCAGGGCAGATATTACGGGCGAAAGAAGCCGCCTAAGCCTGATGAAACAAAGCCGAAGGAAAATGAATAATGGCAGTAACCAGTTCAACAGTCGGCGGTGTTAACTGCTGGCAATTCTCGGGCGCAGTAACTGACGCTGAGTTAAAAACCGCATGGGCGGCGTTGATTACAAACGGCGTGTATGTCATAAACCGCGCCATTTACTTGGACAACACGGCAGACCTCACAGGATGCTCGGGCGGTTTCTTGGTTGACTTTGGAACACAAGTAAGCCCTGCATTTATCTTGCATACGGGACGCGACAAAACCAAGTCCACATTCAAAAACTTTACTTTCTTGCAACGCACTGGCCTATCGGTAGGCGCACGAAGCAACTTTGTGAACACTTGGAACGGCACAGCATTGGCGGCTCCGATTGGCGCGGATGGTGTTTCTCAAAGCGGCGGAGGCACGATTTACGGAGTGCCAGGTAACCCAGGCGGCGGAGACCCGCGCTACCTAAATGAAATGTCATTTGCGGGGTTGGAAGGCGCGACCATTTACTCGCAAGAATTTGCCGAGCAAGAGTTGCAAATCGTAATTAGCAAAACAAGTTTGCTCAAAGGCATCACGTTTGAAAAGTGCTTCGGCTTTCCGCAAATCGGCGCGACAGCGGCCACGGGTAACGTGAACATTGTTGTTTATCGTTCTACCCAAAACACGCAAAACGCAACGCAATACCCTTTGCGGCTTTACCCGTCTGGGGGGGCTTATTCAGCAGTTTGCTATGTGGACAGCTACGTAACCCGAAACAACGCAGACGTTACGACCCGCCTTGCTGACTGGTTTGGAGCGAGTGCCACCAGCCGAGCCGTGGTGATGATCTTGAACAACTACACCCGCGAAAGCTGGTTTGGCGCAACCAAGACCACATTCAGCGCGATGGGTAACTGGAACGTGGCTAACCAAGTATGGGGCGGTATTCTCAAGAAGCTGCAATTTGTCGGCGGAAATGGCGCAGTGATTCGCGCTTACGACAGCCGAAGCACAACAGCGGCCCAAAAGTGCAAATTCTTGGAATCAGGTTCGGTTGATTTCATGGACGCATCGTTAGAGCCTACAACTGACGGCGATGGAAAGATTAGCCTTGTTCACATCGGGGCGTTGTCTACTGGTGGAACTTCTAATTCACCTATCACACGATACACAGGCCAAAAATACACATTCCAAAAGTTTGGTTATCGCGTTAGCGTGACCGACATTGACATGACGCAAGGCGGTGACAACGATTTGTCAGCTTTCACTCCGGTTATTCCGGTGGCACAGGAAGGCATTGTTCGCACTCAGGCCGAAATCAACGCGTCAACGTCTGTAACTAGTTTCCAAGACTTGTTAGAAGAATTGCACGTTATTGCTATTGGTTTGTCTGGTTCGTCTAGCTATTCAGGCGCATACACAGGCAACTTGTTTACGTATGTTGGCGATGTGCTTACAACGTCATTCACTACGGTGAACGTTGACCCAACAGCCGCAAGCAAGATTACATACAACGCCACGACAAACACGCTAACGCTTAAAACCGCCTTGATTGGTAGCAATACAGCGGTGGCAACATGGAACAACAGCGCTGGCGCGATTAACCTGCTTAATGGCGCTCAAATTCAGGGCATTTACCAATCAAGCGCAGGAACTTCAACAACTTTCCGCTTTGAAAGCATTCAAGTAGGTAGCTCCATTGTTGTTTACGACAGCACAGGCGTAACAAAGTATTTCCAAGGCTCTGTAAGCTCTGCTGGAGACTACAACTACTACATCCCCCCTGGCACAACTGGAACGTATTACTGGGCGATTGAGAAATACGGCAAGCAACGTGAATCGGGTAGCTTTGCGGCTAACACGGGTGGTTTGTTGTTCTATGCGCCTATCTATGTTGAGGATGTGGGCATTTCGCAGACCACACAGGCAACCGTGGCGGCATATACGGCAATTGACAACTTGGACAAGTTCTATGATTTCACAGCCTATCGCCGACTGTCCGAGGACTTCATCAAGATCGGCCAAATCGCTACCCGTTCAGGCACAGCGGTGGAGATCGGTAACTTCAACCTGACGGTGAACGCTTCGGCTTCAGTCATGGAAGCAATCAGCGGCCTGACCATCACAATCAAGTCTGGTTCTTTGGCTCCCGGCTCCAAGTATTCGACCATCATTGCAACGCCTCCACGTTTGGTGACAGCGGCAACGACCGAAGTTATCACAGCGGCCATTGAAGACGGTGCTGGTGATAGTAGCCTGACCATTCAAGGTGGTAGCGGTAATTTCACCCTCTGGAAGCTGGCAAACGCCACGCCTGATGATGATTACGCGACAGGCACAAACTTGGGCAACGTGGGCAACGTTACCTATCGTTTCCTGAGTGCGCCGGGTTACAAGATCATCATTCGTGACAACACCACGGCTTATCGAATCAACTGCCCAATGGACAAAGGCATTTACACACGGGGATTGTTCTTTGGTGACCAGGTGCAATTGGCTCAGAGCGCCGAAGTGACGCAGATCAACACCAAGGTGGACATTCTGACCAACACGGTGAACGAAGTGCAAGCCAAGACAAGCGGCCTGACCTACACCATCCCGAACGTGCTGGATGCCAATATCCAATACGTCAATGACGTAGAGGTAGACGGTACAGGCGCTGAAGGCAACGAATGGGGGCCAGTGTAAATGGCCTCTGCATGGGGTCTTAGCTGGGGGAGGTCTTGGGCCAATACTTGGGGCAAGGTTGGCGGACAAGACTCGCACGATGGCGCTGGCGCTGAACAATGGTACAAATATTGGCGCAAACTCCACGAGAAAAAGAAAAAGCCAACGATTGAAGAAATCGTCGAGGTAGTTCTTGAGAAACCCAAGACCGCC